ATGGCCGATATTGAAACCAGCGTCGTTATCAGCGCCCAAATTGACGGCCTCCGATCCGGAATGGAGGCCGCATCGAATTCTGTCCAAGCAGCGACCGATGCGATGCGCGCGCAACTTGCCGGGCTCGGCGACATCGCCCAGCAGGCGCAGTCGCAGCTTACCGCCGCCACCGGCCAAATCGGAACCGGCATCGGTGCGCTGCAGTCCAAAACTGCAGACCTCGCGGGGTCGATGAGTGCAGCCATGACGCCGAGCAGCGGCCTCGGAAATGCCTCCGGCTTTGCTCAAACCAGTCCTACGCTTGGCAACGAAGATGATGTTACGGCTGATGAAAAGCTGTGGGAAGAAGAGCTGCTCGCCTATCAGAAGTTTCAGAGCGAGAAGGGAAAGCTCGATATTCAGGCAGCGCAGACCAGCCAAAGAACCTGGCAGAGCTTGATGCAGCCGATCCAGCGTGCCTTCGATACCTCGATCACCGGCATGATCTTGGGTACGACGACATTGCAGAAGGCGGTGGCGAATATCGCGCAATCGATCATCGCCGAATTTGTCAATCTCGGCGTAAAGGTGGTGACCAACTGGATTGCGAGCGAGCTCGCCATGACGACCGCGACCGAGGCCGGCGCTGCGGCTCGCACTACGGCCGAAAGCGAGGGAATGGTGACCGGGCTGGCCATGAAGGCCGCAAATGCGATCAAAAGCATCATGACTGATTCAGCGCAGGCGTTCTCGGGCATTTTTGCGTTCCTGGCTCCGATTATGGGGCCGGCGGCGGCTGGACCTGCTGCAGCCGGAGAAGCCACCGTGATGGCGGCCGCCAGCGGGATCGCCTCTGCGGCGGGTGGCTGGGTGGTCCCGTCAAATCAGCTCGCTATGGTGCATCAGAACGAAATGATCCTGCCCGCGAATATAAGCCAAGGCCTTCAGAATATTATCTCGGCCAATGGTGGAGCTGGGGCTGGTGCAAACCCGGTCGTGGTTAACGTTTCGGCGATCGACAGTCAAGACGTGAAGCGGTTTTTCCAGAGCAATGGCAGCCTTCTCGTAAACGCCCTCAACAAGGCCATGCGCAACGGTTCAATGCTGCGGAAGACGTGATGGCTCTGATTTTTCCAACGTTGCCCGGGCTCGCCTGGAGCGTCACCAAAACTCCAACGTTTCAGACGCGTATCCAGCGTGCAGTATCCGGCCGCGAATTGCGTGCGCTCGACTATCCATATCCACTGTGGCAATTTGCGCTGGTCTATGACTTTCTGCGTGACAACCCGGCAGCGGGCTACGATGAGCTGAGGACTTTGCTGGGATTCTTTATGCTTTGCCAGGGAGCGTTCGGCACATTCCTGTTTCAGGACCCCAGCGACCGCCAAGTCACCGGGCAGCAGATCGGCATCGGCGATGCGAGCACGACCGTCTTCCAGCTGCAGCGCGCAGTGGGTGCGACTCTGCCTGGCGGAGGCTTCTTGGAACCCATCGTCGCCCCGGATGTCGTGCGCGCGATCTACTTCAATGGGATTACGCAAGACCCGTCCAGCTACAGCGTCGACCCGGCTACCGGGCTGGTGACATTTGGCACCGCTCCGAGAGGCGGCCTGATCATCACTGCAGATTTTACTTATTTTTTCCGTTGTCGGTTCATTGACGACAAGTACGACTTCGAGAACTTCATGTATCGGTTGTGGCAGATAAAAAAGCTGACATTTATATCGGTAAGGTCATGAAAACGGCCAGCCCCGCTTTGATCGCGCTCCTCTCGAGTACCGATCAGTTCATTATGGCGGACCTCTATACGATCACCCTTTTAGGCGGGTCGGTACTGCGCTATTCGACTGCGCCGACTGCGCTCTCCGCGAATGGCTACATTTTTGCACTTGGCCCTAAATTCGAGCGCTCCAAAACCAAGATTGTTATCGGTACCCAGGTCGACGAACTCGAAGTCAGGATTTATACAGAGCCGACAGATCTGATCGGCGGGATGCCATTTCTGCAGGCGGCGTGGCAGGGACAGCTCGACGGCGCACTCCTGCAGCTTGAACGGGCTTTCATGCCGACTTACGGCGACACGAGCCCAGGAACCGTGGTTCTCTTCGCCGGCCGCATTTCGGATATTGACTGCACCCGTACCGGCATTGACCTCAAATGCCGCTCCCATCTCGAGCTCCTCAATATCCAAATGCCACGGCGGCTTTGGCAGTCATCTTGCACTCACACCTTCGGCGATGCGATGTGCCAGTTCGACCGGTCGGCTCTTCAGGCGACGTTTTCGGCCGGGCCCGGCTCAACTCAGGCTCAAATCGCGACTTCCGTCAGCCCAAGCCCACCAAACCTGTATATCCAGGGGACCGTACTCGGAGTGACGGGGGCAAATGCTGGATCGAGCCGCACGGTCGCAAACATCGGTGGCGGATGGGTTTCTGTGAAGTTGGCACTTCCCTCGCCCGTACTGGTGGGCGACCAATTCCAACTGCTCCCAGGCTGCGACCGTACGCTCTCGACCTGTGCGAATGTCTTTAACAACGCCATTCACTTCGGCGGCTTTCCCTACATACCGACGCCGGAGACCGCGGTATGAGCCAACGGCAACGGGTAGTCTCCGAGGCCGAAACATGGCTACGGACACCTTATCACCATATGGGCCGGATCAAAGGCGGTGGCACCGATTGTCTGATGCTGCTCGCTGAGGTCTATGAAGCAGCGGGTGTGATCTCCCATGTCGATGTACCGTTTTACCCTCCCGACTGGAACCTGCATCGCGACACCGAACGCTATCTCCAGGGATTGATGCGCTATGCCCGCGAGATCGGCGGGCGGCCTCAGTGCGGTGATGTGGCAGTCTTCAAGTTTGGCCGGTGCTTTGCGCATGGCGCGATCGTCGTCTACTGGCCGCGGTTGATACATGCCTGGTGCGACTCGGGAGTTGTCTTTGCCGATGCTGGTCAGCCGCCGCTCATCGGTCGTCAAGTTCGATTTTTTGACCCGTTTCCGATACCTGGGTTCTGACCGGCGGCCATGGGCGGGATTCTAAGCGGCGCATCGAATGCCAAGCAGCAGAAGGCAGTCGGCGCGCTGCAGTTCCAAACCTCCCAGCACGGCGGGGTCATCCCGCTTGTTTATGGCACCACCCGGGTGTCGCCGAATCTGATCGACTACGACGACTTCAAAGCGACCCCCTCAGCGCGACAAGGCGGGGCGGGCAAAGGCGGTGGAGGAGGGAAGGGAGGTGGGCAACAATACAAATACAGTGCATCGGTGATTATGGGACTGTGCCAGGGGCCGATCGCCGGTATTGCCACCGTGTGGTGGGACAAAAACATCGGAACACTCTCCACTTTGCCGGCCGCGGTGTATCTCGGAAGTGACGGTCAGGCAGTAGATCCTTATTGGGAAACACACCATTCAGTAAAGGCCCTTGGATATTCGGGGACTGCCACTGTCGTCGCGAATAATTTCGCGATGGGCAATACAGCGACCCTTCCAAATTTCTCGTTCGAGGTGGAAGGCTTGCTGTCGCTGAGCGGCACCAACGGGTTCGATGCAAATCCCGGTGCGATTGTCTCCGATTTCCTCACTAATCCCAGGTACGGAGCCGATTTCCCGGCCGGCAACCTCGGTGACCTCAGTCTCTACTCGGCGTATTGCGAGGCTCTCGGCCTGGTGTTGTCGCCAATGCTCGACACGCAGCAAGAAGCGCAACAACATCTCGCAGATATAGTTAAGATCACCAACAGTGCCATTGTGTGGTCGGGTGGACTCTTGAAGATCATCCCTTATGGTGATCAGCCGGCCACCGGCAATGGTGCCGCCTACATGCCGAATACGACCCCGATTTACAGCCTCGACGAGGATGATTTCATCGTTCAGGAGTCAAGTGTCGGAGGAAGTTCAGGAGTGACCCCGGGCGGTCCGGCGCTGCGGTCGGGTTCGGGGCCGGTCACCGGCGGGTTCGGCGACGATCCCGTACGGGTAGTCCGGTCGACACCGGCGGATGCCAACAACTCGATTCAATTGGAATGCCTGGACCGCTCCAATAATTACAATACGGCGATTGTCGAGGCGTTCGACCAGGCGGCGATCGAGCTTTACGGTGTACGCCGTGACAGCTCGCTCAAGGCGCGCGCGATCGTCGACCCCATCAACGTTGGCCCTCTTGTGGCCCAGCTTCTGCTGCAGCGCGCGTTGCTGTTCCGCAATACTTACCACTTCAAGCTCGGCTGGAAATATTGCCTGCTCGAGCCGATGGACCTCGTCCAGATCACCGATTCCCTGCTCGGTGCTTCGGCCCTGACCGTCCGCATTACGGCGGTAGAAGAAGACGAGGAAGGCACGCTTTCGATCACGGCGGAGGATTTCTTTGGTGGATATTCCACAGCGGTGGTCTATCCGAAGCAGTCTAGCGCCGGTTATGTCCCGAATTGGAATTCGGCGCCAGGTGACGTCAATCCGCCGATCATTTTCGAGCCTCCAGCCATGCTGCTGACCGGCGGACTGGAAATCTGGGTTGCGCTGTCGGGCGGTGCCGGTTGGGGTGGAGCCCAGGTCTGGATCTCCAGTGACGGCAACTCGTATGCCCTGGCCGGGACTGTCAACTCATCGGCGGCTCAAGGGGTATTGACGGCCGATCTGCCGCCCCATTCCTCACCCGATGCCACTAACACCCTTTCAGTCGATCTGACCGAAAGCCAGGGTCAGCTTGCTTCAGTCTCTGCCACTGATGCCGCCAATCTCGTCACCCTCTGCTACCTCGGTGGTGAGCTTCTCGGCTACCAAACCGCGACGCTTAGCGCGCCTAGCAAATATAGGCTGACGACCCTCTATCGGGGCGCTTACGGCAGCGCGATCATCGATCATCCGCCGGGAACGCAGTTCGCTAGGCTTGACGGATCCATTGGACGGTTCTCATATCCCAATAGCTTGATCGGTCAAACGATTTATTTGAAATTCCTGTCGATGAATATCGTCGGCGGCGGACTGCAGAGCCTTGCCTCGCTGCCTGTATATCCATACGCCGTCAGAGGAACCGGGCAGACCTTCTCGATTATTGTCAGCGGCTCGCTCAGCGGCAGGCCAACGGCAAACCTCGTACTCCAAAGCTTCATATTCACTGCGCCGATGACTGTCCCGGCCGGGCTTTCCGGCAGCCGTGGCACCGCTGCGACAGTCGCAACGGCGACTTCGACGTTCAATATCCAGAAGAACGGCACGAACGTCGGAACCATGGTTTTCGCCGCTTCGGTTGCTGCGGCCGAATTCACGATGAACTCAGCGACTGTATTTAATACCGGCGACGTGTTGAGCCTCGTCGCGCCCGCCGCGCCCGACGCGACGCTGGCAAACCTCGCATGGACCATCACGGGAATTATGCAATGAAGCTCGAATCCTGGCACAGCACCGAGGATAAACGGCGCTGGAAGATCGTACGTACCGACAACTACACCGACGTGGCGGGCGAGATCATCACGGCCGACGAGGCGACTGGTGAATGCTGCATTCAAGTCGGCGGCGAAACGAAGACGCTAAGCTTCGGGCCCCGCGGGATCAGGATCGTCGGGCGGAGAAGATGATTCGTCTATTAAACGCCGGTCCTATCCCAGCGGGAGAAGCCCTCGGGAGGATCCGGGGATTTGAGGTGGCGCGTGGCGCCCGCGAATAATCGGGAGGTGGCGTACCCCGTAGAGACTCAGCTCGCGCTGATTCGGCGTGACATCGAGGAGATCCACCATGCCCTCCACGGCGACGGCAAGGGTCGCAGAGGTCTTGTCGATCAAGTCGAAGACCTCGTGATGGTTGCCGATCGCGGTCGCTTCAGTCTGCGCGTCGCTCTCTGGCTCGGGGGCGGCATCGTCGCGGCGGCTACGGCCCTGGCACAGTTCAAGCAAGCAATTCTGGGACTTTTCCAC